TTTTTGCTTTAAGGCTGTTAAACAATTCCCTCGATTTGATCCATCTCTTTTATAAGAACAATGTATCCATCCTGAATTAGGATCTACACCATTATAAAATTCAAGAATTAATTGATCAAATTCTAGATTATCTGCTATCCATTTAGCAAGTTTTGGATTAGAAATTTGATAACTTTCAAAATCAGCAGCTTCTCCATTGCAATGCTGACTCGTTTTAGACCCACCCACTTTTGAATTGAGTGTAGGAGAACGATATCCAGAATTTAAAGTAATAACTCCGTGAACTTCTCTTATTGGTTGCAATACTGCATGAGCAAGTACTGATAAATTAATTAAATGTTCAGTAGTTGCCGGAGCATTATCAATTCCCAATCTTTCTGCTGTAGCACTTTTTATGAATTCATTTAAGTGAAAATTCTTACTTAGTCGTAAGTTTTCCATCATTGTCTCCTTTTTCGATTTCCTTTGGATATGGCAAAATAGTATAAGTTAATTTCTTTATTAGTTCCCTTTTACGTCTTTTATTTGCATTAAAGACAACATATCTAAACTTTAAAGATCTCTCTCTTCTATATATATTTTCTTCTCCAAACATCTCTATGAGCTTTTCTACTCTGTTCTTTTGTCCTCTAAATTTATCAGTAATACTTGCAGGATGTAAATCCAAACCTTTTATTGCAAGATCTGAAGTATGTCTTTTATTCATTCCTATGTAATGCCAATTCGATGATTGATAAACTGTGCCCAAATGGTTCATTGATGAATCGGCATAAGATATTATAATCTCTTTATCCAATTTTTTAATTGAATTTGAGATAAGAAAACTTTCTCCATTTTTAGGTACAGCATCGTCTATCCAGAGTCTTGTCAACTCATAGATATTATTCATTTCATCCGCACCACAAAGGGATTTGAGGATTGGATTATAGGCGGGAACTCCGTAGCAAACGACACCCTTTAATGTTCCTCCAAAGAACCCACCTTTTTCAAAAATGCCATAAGCCTTAGAACATGGGGCAACACGATGAAGATAATGATTTTTTATCACTATATCCAATGCTGCTCTTGTTTCTATGGGCTCGACTGTATAATCAGCCTTTGATAGCTTTTCTTGCTTTTCCGCCGATTGGGATCTCACGTGGTTTCTTGTAATCAGGGATGATTTGCTCCAAATGTATTGTTAACATACCATCAACAAGATCCGCATCTTTTATTTCAACATCATCAGCAATTGTCCAAGAACGTTTAAATGTTCTTGTTGCAATTCCTTGATGTACAAATTCATGGGATTCATTTACAGTTTGTTTCTCATTAGAAGAAACGGTTAATACACCATTCTCAACATGAACAGAAATATCATCTTTTGAAAAGCCTGCTACAGCCATTTCAATTAGATACTTATATCCATCTTTTTTGAGATTGTATGGGGGAAATCCACCACTATTGATTGAATGATGAACTGTACCAAGATCATCAAATAAACGATTAAACATTCCATCAAATCCGACAGAAACATTTAATGCTCTTTCTATATCTTGGGGTCGTGCGAATGGAAAATTCGCGAGTGCGCTAGTTGTTACCATATATCCTCCTTGTAAAGCGAGGTTAATAAATTACCCACTCCATAGCACGTGGCAGTGGGTTTGAGTTATGAGGTTTTCACTATGAACAACCTCAGTCGCGCCAACCTTCTCCCTTTAAGAGATGTTCGCAGCGATGTTTAAAAACTATCCAGATTAATTCTATAAATGAATCCGCAACATAAGTGCCAGACCCTTTAACTGTTAGTTTAAATTCTTTTTTCATAATCTATTTATATCGCAAGTCCAGAAATTCCAGTAGAAGGGCCCTTAGAAGGTTCAGATTTTACATCTGTTGAACCAAACCCACCTTCTCTTTCAGTTTTTTGTCCTGGTGCTTCTTTTACTTCCGTGAGAGAATATTTATAATTTTTAATTAATTCTCCTTGAGCATATCTAGTATTATTAAAAATTTGTCTGGCGGTGTTATTTGCATTATACAATATTAAATAACATGGATCTACATAATCACTATCGACTACTCCTTCTCCATTTCCTAACAATAATCCATCTCTTAATGCAACACTAGATCTTATATGAATTCTCACAGAATGATCTTTTGGAATATCAAAAGTCAGCCCTGTAGGAACTAACATACGCTCTTGTGGGTATATTAGTACATATATATTGCCTTGTGAATCTCTTTTAGTTTGTCTTGCTTGTTTTGCTTCTTTATCATCTAACCATAAAGATATGTGTCCATCATCAAAATGTGAATATATGTCAAAGCACGCAGAACCAGTAGTTCCAAATTCTGGACTTAAAATATTTTCAGACTCTTTATAGTATTTCAGACTCGGTATTGCCATCTTCACTCCTTCGCTTATTTCCAATATTATATTTTGGCATCAATGACCATTGATCCTTTTCCTTATAAGAAATTATTCTTAATTGATTCAATGATACTTTATCATCTTTTATTTTATCTACATCAACAATTTCTAATAATTCCCATTCTTCTAATAAACAAGCGATAGTATTTCTTCTCGCTTTATCATTTTCGGAAAAATTCGAAGGTTTACCATCTAAAGAAAATAATTCCTTAAAATGGACAATGTAGTACTTTCCTTGTTTATGGAGGATGTGACAAGATTGATAGAGGATTTTCTCTTTTTTCGACGCTATACCTATTCTGGTTAACGTCTCTTTAACTTTTAAGAAATCGTCTGGATTCGCCAATTCAATCTCAATTAAATCCTCGACAGTATTAAACATAATGACTCCCAATAGTATAGTAATTATATGAAATTATTTATAATTTACTTACTTTTGGTAGTTCCACCCTGTTCAAATGCTTGTTTTATTTCATTGTATTGATTATCAGATATTATATCAGATGCGTCCTTTGCCTTCTGATTAGAATAATTAAAATATTGTTTTATTGTTTCTATTCTTTCTAATTTTTCTGATTTAGCCCATTTTGAAAATCTTTTCTTTTTTCTAATAGAATATAATAAATAATCATTCTGCATCCTTTTGCTCGATTCATGTCTAAGATTCATCTCATTTGCATAAAGAACAGTATCAACAAAATAACTTAATCCTCTATTGATAATAAAAGAATTATAATCCTTTTCAATGATATTCTTATCATCATCTTTAAAAAGATTCTTTTTTCCAAAATTTATATCATTTATAAATTCAAATGGATTCATCATTATCCTTATAACAATAATATTCAGTTTGTCCATCCCACTCTAATTCTATTGTAGGATGATTTCTTAAATATTGTCTATATGGTGAAAATGTAATACCAACTCCCCACCCAATATGTTTCATAATTTCATTCTTACTTACTTTACCATGTCTATCAATAAATGTCAAGATTTTTTTAATTGCTTCACTCTTTTCTGTTACAGGAGTCAAACCAGTAGTCGCCTTATTAATCATATCATTATATGATTTGATTCTATTTGACCACGCCATCACATCTTTTGAATAATTTAAAGTAGCTGTTGCAAACATATTTCTATCATCCAGATCATTTAAATAATGATTCATTAAACTAACCAAGTCATCTTTTGTTTTAAATTTTCCTGACATATTCAGTGGTGAATCTAATCCACCAAACAATTCTGCATTTTCTTCACTCTCTTCATACAGATATGGTAATCCTTGTGCCATTCCATCTTGAGCGGATATAGCCCAGCGGTTTCCACATAAAATTCCAAGATAACTTTTATTTAATTTTGCTAAATAAGGTTCCTTTAATGATACCCCCTCTATGTCAAAATATTCCTCATCCTTTTTATCTGCTAAAGAACACCAGACAGTAAAATCTTGTCTCAATTTTCTTAACTCGCGAATCGCTTCTAGAAAAAATGGATAATTTCTATAATTATTTAAACGATGATTAAATACAATTGTTTTATTTGGCTCTTTACATATATCTTTCGCAATATCTTCATCATTTACACCAATATAATGTGGTTTCATAATAGAAGATAATTTCTTTATAGTTTCAGAATTAAACCACTGAGATGCTTCATTATTAATAATATTTCTTATTTGTGTTTGAGTATTTAATCCACACTCCAACATCTCCAATGTTCCTTGTAAATTATATGACAAATACGTTCTAGCATATTTTGCGAACTCTTTAGTTTCAGTCCAGTGACAATATCCAATAATTGGGAGTCTTCCAAAATGGGTAGCATTAGATAAAAAATTTGATATATTAACAGTCCACTCTGGCAATTGTGAAAATACAAAATCAAAATCTTTATGTTTCCAATCAACAATCTTCAACCACGCATTATGATCAAAGTATCCCCGCATTGAATTTGGATAAGTTGGTAATCTAAGATTGGTATATTGTACCACATTAGGAATATTCAAAAGACGAGAATATGCAGTAAGTGGAACATGCCAAATCAAATCATCTCTGATTTTATTAAGTTCTCTAACCAAATCTGAAAAAAACTTAACAAAAGAATCTTTATCAATATCTTTTTGGTATGTTATATTTGGTACAACTAAAACTTGATAACAGTCTCTTTTTATTTCAATGTCATCAAATAAACTCATCTTATTATATCAATTTTATCAATATTATCTAATGTCCAAAATTCTAAATCTTTTCTCAACCTACCATCTGCCTTTATATTTTCCCATCTTTTCTGAGCCTTCTTTTTCCACCAATTTACAATATTATCAAAATAAAAATTATCAAAATTTGGTTTTTTGATCAACTCACCAGTATTACCAAAAATATAATCTTTAGTATTTTCATACCCATAATCAGAAATATAATATCTTTTTTGAGTAGTAATTGCCATTTTCTCTTTAACAATTTTCAAAAGATTATTATATTTTTCTGTATCATATTTTTTTAAATGTTCTTTAAGAATAGAAAGTATTT